TATGCTCCAATTTCTAACGCCTGAGTTTGTTGAACCGTGAGTAAACTCTAAACCACTATTTGTGCTTGTCGCGTTAATTGTCGCTGTTACGCTAGGCGCACTTACAGTAAGCCCATCGGCTACAACTGAGCCTGTTACGTCTATGCCTGTGGAGGTGGTTTGTAGTTTAGTTTGACCACCACTCTTTATATAAGCATCTCCATTAATTAAATTAAGAGCATCTTGTCCAGATGAATTTTGAAGATAAATGTGCGTACCCTTAATAAACAGATTGCCAGTAGCGTTGGATTCTGCGATGTAGCTATTAGACCCATCATGATAAATCTGTAGATCGTTGTTGCCAAAAGTAGCCTTGACGTTATCGCCTAGAGATAGGTTGCCTGTCATCGTATCTCCAGCAATGGAGACGGATTCTGTGTCGGCTTGAGTGCTTAAATCATTTAGTGCAGCAGCAGTTACACGGAGTGAAAACTCCGCGCCAGAGGAATGGCTTATTGCAGTCGTGCCGTCCTGCCCCCTTACAACTGTAAAGGTCGTTCCCGAGATGGCTGTTACCTTGACAATCTCCGAGCCCGTGCCCGTTCCGATTGTTGCATAGAAATAATCACTGCCTCCCAACGTAGGGAAGAGTGAAGCGCTGGTAACACTGAGAGACGTTGCTGTATCAGAAACGCCACTAGCCAGCGTAGTGCTAGCTAGGTTCGAGAACTTAATCGCCATTTATGGCTCCTAGCTAGCTGTAATTGTCCACGTAATACTTAAACTGTCTGTACTTGCCTTGTTAATAATCGAAAAGACAGTTCTGCAAAGCATCGTACCGCTTGAAGATGCATTAAAGATTGCAGCCTCAACAACACCAGCCGAAGAGGAAGGAGTTCCTGCGGGGAACGTGGCGACATAAACAATGTCATTGTTTGTAGCTGTAGTGCTAGCAAGTGCGACTCGCGCAACTTCTGAGCCCAGTGTAGTATTACCTACAGCTGCTGCTGTGTTGTCTGTACCGATAGCCATGTGCGACATAACGGTAGCTGACGTTCCAGCCATACGAGATGCAACAAAGGTCTTACCTGTAGTAACAACCAAGTTGGGAATTTCTTGAGTTTCTTTTGTGGTGCCGTCTGCTGCTATTAAGTTAACAGTCAAGCGCCCCTTTAAATTTAGATCATCAACGATCATGGTAGGTCTCCGAATTAATCAGCATTCAATATCTTACTGCCGTGTATTTTTAAATAACGGCAATACTGAACTGTCGAACTTTCCTATCCATGAAGACAGCGTAACTGCGTCATGTAGCTAAGGTACTGATATGACAGACTCCGACGCAGGAAAAAGTCAGTGGTTTCACAATACATTATAGTGGTTGAAACAGTATTTGACAAAGCAAATAAATCCTGTTTACACCTAGAAGCTAGCCTGCGTTAAGAACCATGTTGCCGACTAACGTTCTGTTTAATAAAGCGTGCGTTACAATATGGTCAAACGCCAAACTATCAGACATACCAACCACGTTAGTTTTAACACCCTCAACATCTTTATCAATCTGAGCAAAATCATCTAACGTGTAGTAATCCTGAAGAGCGGTGCTTATAACAAAGGTAGGCGTTGCGTCTGAGAATGTAACGGTGTCGTTAGGCTCACCCGTTACTGTTACTGCGCTACCAACCTGATTAAATACAAAGTTATTTGGCTGTCTTGTTACTGTTAACTGATCCAGCAAGATGGCTGGTTCTGATACACCCTTACCTACTATAAATGTTTGTGACTCTGTAAATGATTGAGAGTCAAAGGCACCTTTGTTGGGGTGGGTAGATATTTGATCCGCGAAATTATAATTATCAGAAACAACTTTTCCGGCATGAGATGAAATGCTCTCAGCCATGACTACTGGGTTATTGAAGGATCGTATGAAGGTTAAGAGGGTATCGACGTTTTCACTAAAAGCGAAAGAGTCGATAGAAGTCTTACCCACAGTAACTGCATGAGACTCAGTTAAGGAGTAGGGGTCTGATACGTTCTTTCCCGCTTGTGTTCGTGCAAAGTCAGCAAAGTTAATATTATCAGTTAAAACCTTTCCGACCGTAAACACAGGGTCAGGTGATAAGAATCCAAGCGTGTCGTTTATACCCTTATCTACGGCAAATACAGCAGAATCAGCTAATGAGTACTGATCATTAAACGTGTAAATTGTTCTTTCGGCATTGACATGTACGTCGTGGAGATACAGGTTTTTCCAATTTGCTACAGCAGTTAACTTAGAAAAAGATATCTGATTACCTAATTCAGGAACTAACGACGCATCTAAGCTCAGCTTCCGGTGAGAAACTGTAGCTTGGATGGTTTTAAAGGATACTGTAGCCTTAATAGCCATAAGCTATTAACCGAACTGTGATCGAACTTTAAACTTAATCAAATCCAAAACAGTCTGAGTTCTAGAAGCCGAGTCTGTAAATTCAATCTCACCCTCTAAAACACCGCTACTATCTAAAGTGTCTGAGTCAAAAAGGAATGTTACCTTGCCTGCTGTAGGGTTGGTAATAGTACCAAGTAGGGTGTCCACCAAAGCAGTCTGCCCAACAACGCGGACTCTCATTCGAACAGATCCACCAGTCAAATCAAGAGCTGCAAACGTAGCGGGATCATCAACATCAAGTACAGCTCCAGCAACAGCAGTGTTGCTATCTTTTAAAGTGATCTCAATCTCCGGCAGCTGGTCTCCCTGAACTAGATTGATAGTAGTTAAATATGCCATCAGATAAATGCCCTCGGTTTACAGGTTAAAGAACCACCGCTAAATCCATACTTCACCTGACGTATTACTCGACCAACGCTTCTCTCAAATAGCTGCTTGTTATTACCAGCAGCGTTAGGGTTGGACCAAGGCTGACCTGACATCATCTGTAGCCGATACAATGCACCGTGAGCAATCGCTTCTCTATGCTCCTTACCTACACTGTCAGGAATACTTGTGCTTGTTGATGTCGGTTTAACTGAATACAAAACTCTGAATGAATCAGACTCAGCAGGAATTGGCGCTAAATAGAAGTCAGAGTTGTCACGCTGTGCGTAATAAGCAGGCGTTCCTGTTGTGTTTTCATCGCCCAAACGAAGCAGTAATTGGCTGTAGCTAATAGGATTCAAAGCAGTCTTGTCATTAAAAACGTCAAGAATGTGATTTAACTCTGTGCCTGTAGGTAGAGATACAGCATATTCGTTCAGTCCAGCAATTACTGTAATGAACTCGGGCTCTGGTATGTAGATGTCAGTTCTAGCACAAAAGTCTATTGCCGAATCTCTTACCGACCTCTCAATAAGAAAGTCAGGAGCGCCCTGCGCCTCGGGTCGAACGTACAGAGAAAAATCAGAATACTTCATTAGCCATTACCCATCAGTGCAGGTACTGGCGTGGTTGCGCTATCCGCTTGAGTCTTAACGCCTAAGGCATTAGCAAAGCTTTGATAGTGCATCATTGCCCTTTGAGCATTACCGGCAAACTCAGAATCTTTCTGATATGAGCGATACAATACATAATCTAATATACAGTTTGAATAAACGTCATCCAAGCTAATTACGGTAGTGTCTGTATCGAAGTTCGATATAGAAATTTCTGCCGGAGCAGAACTGTACACAACTTCCAAGCTGTGAGTTCCGCTAGCACCCTTAGGGTAAACGTAAAAATTCTTTGGGTCGGCGGGATCGTACACATAGTGCTCAATCTTATTTGTTCCAGCAGTTGTTTCATGCCAGTTGGGTAAAGTCTCGTCAAGTATTCTTCTCTCTACTTGAGTAACTGCTCTACCGCCAACGTTTCTAACCACTTCGATCAAACGCAAAGCTTGCGTGGGAAGTGTTTGTTTACTGCCTGTTGCACACGCAAACGTAGTGTTAACCATTGTTGCGTCTGGACGATGCAGTACAACTTCTTTCTGTGCATCGTTAAAGAACTTTAAAAGCTCTGAGTTTGGAAACCGGACATTCGTATTATCCTGAAGAATAATTGCAGCCCGATCTAAAATGTCTATTACCTTAGTTGTCGCCATTATCGGTCTCCCATTCGATTACTTGTAAATCGGGGTTGTTTTTAAAAATCGGGTTGTAGTCAAACTCGTTACCAGTGATAACATTTTTGACCCGCTTCGGGATAAGCTCTTCAGCCTTTTTTGGAGGGTTAGCTTTATCTTTAGCTAATCTCTGCACCTGATCTTCTAGCTGATCAAGGGTTAGCCTTCTGTCTAAATTGACGTTGAAGTCTTCCTTCGCCTGAATGAATATCTCGTCTTTTTTTGTCTTTGCTTTCTTGGTCATAAGTGTCTCGCTAAAAAGGGGGAGGAAAACCTCCCCCGATCATTAGTCGATCTTAGGTCCACTTACCAACGCAAAGTGCGTCAGGAGTAACAACCTTAGAACCGTACACCTTCAAACCACGTACCTGATCGCCAAAAGTGCTTTCCATGCGAACAGTTTCAGTGTTAGTGAACTGTGACGCGAAAGAGAGAGCTTTCGGGTGACCAGCTAGAACGTGAGTGTAGCCTGAGTCAGCACCAGATGCTGCGGTGTAAACCATGTTGCTTTGGAATACCTTGAAACGGTCAACCATTCCAACCAATCCGTTACGGAGAGGAGAAGTAGCATCGCCAGTCAAGTACGCTTGACGCAACTCAGACTGCTTGAGCATAGAGATGAACTCAGGAGAAAGAACGATGAATCGACCTTCTTCTGGAATGTTCAACTCATCAAGAGTCTTAGAAAGAACCAAGATGTTTTCCAAAATGTTGGAAGACGTGATAGTCGTCTGGGCACCGATAGTAGTAGCACCAGTGACAGCGCTAGACAATACGTCAGTCTCAACTGCAATACGCATACCTTCAGAAGCATCAGTAGATGCAGCTTCTAGCATGTTAATGTCAGCTTGAGCAGCCAACACATCATCAACTTTAAAGCTGTAGTACTTAGCCTTATCAACAAGCATTTCTACTTTAGCAGTAGTCAGCTCTTGAGTTGTGATAGTGCCAGCGTAGTCATTAATAGTTACAGCCGGAACTGTACGGATAACAACTTTGTCGCCTTGCCCAGAGATTTCACCTTCATAGTCGGTGTTTGAAATTTCGGGTAAAATTGATTTGCTGTAGAACTTAGCCTGAAGGAGTTTGGAAAACACCTCTGGGATAAAGTTTACTTCAGATGTAGCACCCGTTGAAAATTGTGAAAAAGACATTTTATTACCTCACAAGAGATTAGCGGCGTATCGATCCACTTTCCATCGCTTTGAGTATTTCTGTTTGATGCTTTTCAAACACTTGGTTTGGCATCCTCATAATCTCATCGACAGTCCAGTATTTCTTATCGCCTTTAATTTGTGACTTTCGAGCTTTGGGCATTTTAGGTTCTGCAACCGTCTTTGCTCGCTCGAGAGCCTGCTCTTGCAGCGTGGGAGCTGATACGCCCATATCCGCCTTAAACTTCGAAAGAACAGTGTTTACATCATTAGACGAACCTTCTTGAATCCAAGTCTTCGTCTGAGCGTCTGCATCTTCTAACCAGTTCAACCAATCAGCAGAGTCCACAATGGAATCTACGTCAGGGTGTACAGATCGAATCCGCTCGAAGTGCTCAGCATGTGCCTGCGCTTCTAACGCCTGATATTTACTTTGTTCCTGCTCAGCTAAAGCTTCCTTAGCCTTACCAACTTCATCTTGCGTCCGCTTAAGTTCATCAAGCAAAGGTCCAGCTAGATCAGGATAATCTTCCCGAATCTGTGCCAGCTTGCTGTCATCCCTTGAAACTTCTACAAGTTGACTCTTCAACTCCGTAACACTTTTGATCAGGTCGGCGTTATGCCGCTTCAAGTCAGCCGCTTCTTGAGTTGCTTTCGTCATTCTCGCCTGTGCGCCTTTCATTGCTTTCTCGGCTTTTTGCAAAGCCAACCTCAGTTCCGAGTCCTCGCTGCGTTCTGACTCTTCTACTGCGTCCTCATCCGCTTGAATTTCAACCTTGTCCGTGGGATCGGGGGCTTCTACTTGCAACGCCTCGGGTTCTTCTGAGGTATCCTCTTGAGGTTGATCTGCCTCTGGGGTCTCAGTCTTACCTTTAGTCATTTGTTCGAACAATTCTTTCGCTTCAGCTTCCAGTCGCGCTGGGTCATTTCTCTTTGACATCATTAATTTCCTTCGAGTCCCACAATGGGATATTCGTTAGTCTATTGCGGATATCCTTTTAGGGGTCCGCGCTTTGTCTAGAACGGCTTTTGCCGCGTCTTCAAGTTCAAGCATAAAACGCAGCTCTAATAGCCTGCCTTGCTCGAACCTAAAATTTGTCTCGTCTGCTCTTTCTAATGCTGATTGGGCACTATCAAATCGGGCTTTAATTAAGTCCCGAAGGAGATCCCATTCCGGCATTGCCTTGAGCCGCAGGATCGCCTGCGATTGCTGCCTGTTGCATTTGAGCTTGGAGTAATTGTTGTTGTTGCTGCTGTTCAAGAGCTACTTGCTCCTCAGTCTTAATAATTTCGTCGGGGTCAATATCCATGCTTTGAGCAATGTCTCGAAGAAGCTGTGTGCGCTTAACAACGCCACTTTGATCTTCCCCAACAATTGACAAGAACTGAAGTAAACGCTGACTCTGTATCTCTTTCTGAACTAGAGAGGTACTGCCGCGTGCAACAATTCGCAAGTCACCCTTTGACTTCTCGTTAGTTCCAAACTCCATATTGAAGTGGAATAGAGCCTCAATCATTGGCTCAATCAAGAAGTCATCAATATTTTTAATTGTGCTTTTAAGTGCAATGTTTGCTGCACCCATAAGCATGGACATACCTGTTGCTGTTTTATTTAGACCTTGTGTCTGCTCACCATGTGTATAGCTAGGCAGGCTAGTAGTCTCATCCGCAAATCGTCGGAATATCTCTACAATCTGGTTCAGTCCATTAGCGTTCGCTACTGGCTGATACCATCTAACAGCAGGCATAGAACCGTCTCCACCCTCACGCAAGAATACTCGCCAAGGGTGGATGTCTGTCGGGTCTTCTCCTGCTGCAAGCAAGTCTGTATTTACCTCAACCATAGGACCAGAAGACAAAGCCATATTGTCTAACCAGATTCTTGTTGCGGTATTCATAGTTCCTTGAGAGTCACGCATCATACGAGGTACGCCTGTACCCCAGAACTGGTGGGGGCTGCGCTCATACGGGAAAATATGATATGGAATTTTGTAACCAGTGATCGGGTTTAGCATTACTTTTAATACTTTCCCGTCACATACCCACACACAAGCAGAGTAATCATCAGAAAGATCTGCATCTTCCTCCAACTCTATACCGTGCTCTTCTAGCTCGTAACCATCTACAGTGCCCCAGTACTCCATAACAACGAAGCGATTGGACTCAGAGTTCTCGTGTATACCAGCAATTCTCCGACGCGTGGTCTCATGATCTTCCTCTGTATGATTACCGTTACGGTGAATCTTAAGAAGATACTTAACCATGTCGCCATCAAACTGGGGTAGGTCAGCCAGATCACGCATTTGACGGCGTGTTAAAACGTGACGACGGAACAATCCATCGCAGTCATCTAGCGTTGTACAATAAGGGTCGGGATATAGATCAAAGATGCTGACGCTTTCTACGTCAGGAGCAACAGTTTCAACAATGCTAAGCGCATAACCCTGCTCACCGCTCTCTGGATCAAGCATCTTAGAGTAAGACTGCTTCTTATCTATACGCACAGTACCTGCTTTTACGGCACCTGAACCAAAGATACATGCTTCTAACATGCTTTCTTTAAGCTTCATTTCTGCGTTGGTCTCTACAAGCTGGTCTTCAATGTCTATAGTCATAGACTCGGCAGCTTTTTTAGCTACCTCTTTTTCTAATTCTAAAAACTCTTCCTCTAGCTCCGCCATCCTTGCGGCTACCAAGTCCTGATTCATCATCGGATCTTGACCGCTTGCCATCATGATCTGCTCCATAGCCATCTGGCGCATTTGCATCGCCTTAAGAGGATCGATCTGAGGGATTGGGGTAGGGTCTACAGAAAAGAAAACATCGCCGTGCTGAAACAACAGGTCTATTATTCGACTGTAAGCAGCCATCACTTTTGTTCGTGTTAGCCCGACGAATACTTTTGATCGTGAACCAGACGCAGCATCTAGGCGTGCAAGTACATCAGGCTCATAAATGCCCTGATATTGGCGTAAGTCTTTTAGCCACTCGTTTTCTGTTTCTTTACGAGCGTCTTTATACTCTTGAAAAGTTCCGGCAAGACGAGAACCCAGACTCTGCATACTTTGCGCTTGCAAACCATCTGGCTCTTTCTCTAGTTCTTCTTCACCTTCATACTCTAGCTCATGCATAGATTAATAACCCGTCACAGGATCTAACGATTTAAAACGTTTTTGTATAGTCCGGTGCCGAGGTCTCGGCATAGAAGCAAGTCCATGCAGGGCAATAGCATAAGCCATCACCCTGTCATCATAACATCCATTTTGGGAATTGTAACTCCCTTTATCATCAATGATGTAAGTTCGCAACTCATTTAATAATTCTATGTCTGCAACACCGCTTTCACCTTGCCTAAGTAGCGCCGCTAAATTGTCAACGATTAATGGTTTTGTTTTGCTTGTCGTTAGAAAGCCTCCGCGTTTTGTCAAGCGATCTCCGTAGGCACCATCGACAGAACTCTCCACAAATAAATTTGAATAACCCAAGTCTTGAATTTTGCGAAGCGTACCAAGACCGTGGTTGTTACGCTCAACTACTATATATGCAGTGTTATAGCGTTTCCCCAACATTGCTACTAGGGCGCCATAATCAAATGGATCTATGTGTCCGTGCCAGCAGGCTACTTGATTGCCTAACGAGTCAAGCACTTGGGCGCAACTATAGTCGCCATAGGCGAGACCTTCCGCAACATCCACGCCAATGACGTAAGCTTCCTCTCTGGAGGGGGAATACCATTCTTGATAGTTGCCGTGTTCACGTTCAATTAAACTGCCGTCAATAATGTCGCCCTTGAAGTCTGCGGTGTAGCAATTATTTTCACATTGAGATATCGCGGACTCTTCTACGAAACAACGACCTGAGGTTAAAAATGCTTCGAGCGGGGTACTAGGATATTCCTGACGAAATAAATCTGTCCCGCCTAACTCATCTAGTTTGGCGCGTCTAAATGAAAGTTGCTCATCGTCCAATCCATACTTTTGTGCAAGATCATATTCTTCTGGTGTAGCAACAAAGTAGGGGGATACTTTTTTTCTATACTCTGGCATCCAGTACCAAGGAATAAAGCAAGTAATCCACTCAGATTCGCCTCGAAGCGACTTCATTACCTGATCGTAGAACCAGCCACCGGCACCATTAGCAGTACTCTCTAGAATTACTTCAGTGTTCTTGCCACCGACAGTCTGTAGTAGACCTGCGACTATGTCTGATCCTTGTGGGTAGAACGCCACTTCAGAGCCGTGGACAAATCTATTTGTTTGTCCTCGCCCTGTTTGGGTTGATCTTGCTGTTCCGACTCTGTATCGCGAATTGATGTCATCAAAAACCAACGTTGACGCCGACTGACTAGCGAGCGGCGGCTTAAATGCCGGATGCGGGACATTGTCATAAAAGTATCTCACCATGTTAAAAATTGCGTTAGTAGATTCGGCAAGATGCGACAGTACGAATGCGTTAGCATTTCGATTCTGCGTGACTTTCCAGAAGTTTCTGCCCTGTGTGTACGTCGATATTCCGGTTTGGCGAGCTTTCAGGACCAATGCGCGGATATTTCCCTGATCTTTTAGCTGCTTTTCAAGCATGGCATGGACATGTAACTGTGCAGCATTTAGGACAAAAGGCTTGGATTCACCCTCTTTTGTCACGATTTTCAGCATATTCTTACTATATAGCGGGAAGTTACCCTTTAATTTGCGAGCTATCTCTTCAATTTCCATGATTGTTTACCACCGCCTTACACCACCACACAAAGTCATGGTCATCCATATCGTTTCTCATTAAATTTATTCGGGCACAAACAAACCTAATGTTGCCTTCGATGTAACCTTTATCCGTATCAATACGGTCTGGGCTCGCACATAAGTCGGAATAATCTGTGCTGGTGTGCATAGGTATATTAGAAATGGCGCAAATGCCCCTTTGCTGCTCGTATAAGTCCATTAAGTACTCAAGTGATACTAGGGTACCGTCATAATTCTTTTGCTTGTGACGCTGTTTAATGCTCGTTAATCGGGCTCCAAGAAAAAGCTCTACTGTCGAGTTCTGTCTATCTCTATTCCTTGATGTCCGGCATTTGTTACAAGCTCCACGATTTGCAGAAAAGTTACCTATTGATTTGGTAATCCCGCATATGTTGCACTCTTTACTTTCAGCCGCCACTCCGTATTCCTCGTAATCTCCTCAAACCTTGCTACAGCTTTACGGCTATTACTCACAGCGACTCGATCTCCCATTAACCCAGTCCCTAGCCCTATACACCCTTGAACGTCTTTAGAAAAATTGGCTGCGTGAATTAGTATGTATGTTCTATCCGCAACATCTTTGATATGCCACGTTTCACCAAACCGTGGGGAGTCTCTCCAACCAGTGTCGTATGTCCCCTCAGGAATACACGAGACGTTTGGAGCATTATCTAACCAAGGGCGCTCTATCGTATAAAAGCGCTCTCCGTTTAAATCTATAACACCTAGAGTTCCCTCAGGGTGATATGCAAATCTCTTAAGCTCTACCTCAACCATTATTATCGGAACCTCTTTTTCTAGCCCGAACATCGTTTCGTTCTTTTCGCTTGAGCTTAGAATCTCCAAAGATTCGGTCATAGCCTTCATTAAACTTTTTAGTATCTTCAGGACGGCGGTTGTCGCCCTTGCTATAGAGTGTTTCACGAGAGTTTTTCACTTGTTCTTAGCCTTTGATTTGGCTTTTGGCTTGGCTTTCTTTGCAGCAGCTTTGGCTTTTGCGATACCTGCTGGTGTATATGCGTACTTCTTACCGTTGACGTTTGGCATGATTAGCTACCTTTCTTCCACTTGGTTGATGATGACTTGGTTTTGGAGGGCGCCCATTTAGTTTTTGCTGCCCAATAAGCTGCACTCATTTTGCCTTTGCTTATATTCTTAGCATGACGACTCTCAAATGCTTTTCTTTGACCAACCGTCTGATTTGTTTTTACACCCTGCTGTCCAAATCTGATGGTCTTGACCTTGTCACCCTCTTTGGCAACAACGACATGAGACTTGGTAGGGTGGGATGGAGTCCGCTTAGGCTTGTTATACCCACTGACCCCCGCATTTTTTAGTTTAGAATCCTTCTTCTCTGCCATATCAAACCTTCCGATCAATAAATCTGCTGTGTTTTTGATAACCCTTGCACTTGTTACACCACACCAAAGCTCTATAAGGCTCTACTTTGTAGATGCATGTGCAAATCGCTGCTCTACTTCTTTCTATTTTTTGTATTTGTGTAACGGTGGGTACTCTCATAAGGACCGCCCCCCCTAATCAACTAGGTGCAACTGCACCTCATCATCCGAAGAAATCTCTATCAGTGTGTAAACAGCATCCTCAACCTGATCAGCTAAGTAATAAAGACTCCCACCAAAACGTAAAGAGGTAACGTGAGGGACAATAAACGCCTCAAACGTCAATTCATCCATGTCTAAGTATTCAAGTGCCGTAACACGACGCATTAATAGCTTTCTCATTTTTTGCCTCGGTACTCTCATAAGACCCGTGGGGGGTCAAAATACGGTGGTAGGGGCTGATATCACCCACATGGAACCACACACGCGGACGACGCCACTGCCAGACAACTACCCCCCCCCATCTAGCCAATACAGCCCTGAACCCCTCTATATATAGGCATTTCAGGGGTCAATTGCTCCATGAGCAGTTAGTCGATCTAGTGTAAGTCCTTGATATCACTAGAGTCTTTAGCCTCTAACTCAACCAAATCTTCCTCATCTAAGTCTAAATCTGCCAGAAAAGAGCCATTAAACTGCACAACTTCCTGTTTCTCTGGGGCAATCCATCCCTCAGCCTTGAATAACTGCTCGATAGCCCTGAGACGGTCAGAATCCTTCTCTGCTAGCGTTCCCAGTTGCTCCAAGGCATTGATCCACT